AGTCATAGCGTTTTCCTTAAAAGAAAGTTAAACCCGATAAAGACCTATTCCCTACCGAGTGACTCTATTATGTCTCAATATAGGGTAGGTTGTCAATGGATAATAGAGTTTAATAGTATTTAATAGATATTTTATGTATTCGCGGACTACATAGGGCGAAAACGATTTCAGCCCATAGCGAGACCCCACCCCCCGCTTTTTGCGTCTGGTTCCATACCGCCGCATAGGTTTGCTATTTTCCACACTCAAAGCCCAAATTTTCAAATTCAGAGCTAGTTTTTTAAATTTATACAGGGTTTACCCTAGCTTTCAAATTCGGCACTAAAAGCCATCAAAACATACATTGTTCTGCAACGTGCAGCTACAAGCGATAAGCGTACAATATAAAAAACATGTTAAGGTATGGTTATAAATAGGTACGTCTCGGCGGGTACTAAATATAGGAACACCCCCCGTCATGTTTTTTAAGTACCTAGGCAAAAAAATTTTTTGTGATATATTTCACGCATCCCAGTCTGGACACAAGACAAGATGCAACTACAAATTGAACCTGATTTAGCAATACCTTTCCCGGAAGACTATTCCGTGTTTGCTAACTTTAGGGAAAAAGCACTTGCTGCTTGCAGCAGCGCAGAACTCTTAGGCTTAGATTTAGAGCCGACGGAGGAGGAACGACTAACTGCTGAGCAAGCCGTCTACCAACTTGCAGAAAATGAAGAGAAAGCTAACAAGGCTCTCGTCAAACAGTCCGCCAAGTACACACCTGCCACATATAAAGAAGTTAAGGGTATCCTTGATGAGTATTCCGTGCGTGTGGTGGATAACGCCTTACAGATTAGACTGCTAGTAACTAACAAACTACTAATAGAGTCCCAGAATGAGGACGCCAAGATCAGGATACGTGCACTAGAACTGTTGGGAAAGATCACGGACGTGGGTCTTTTTACCGAAAAGTCAGAAGTTACTGTCAACCACCGCTCTACGGAAGACCTCGTCAACAGTATTCGCTCATAGATGCATAGATTACTACCCCCAAAGGACATAGAAGCCGCCAAACTTGTCGAAGTAAACGGCTAAACGGTGGATTTGGACAAAGAACTGGGGTTTGATACCCCCAAAACCGATGCTGATGCAGGTGAGTGACCCCTTATCGTCACTGACAGACACAGAACTGGACTTTTTAGCTCAGAATCTGGATGCTTTTGAAGAAACTGACGCCACTGAGATAGAGATGGTGCTCGATGAGTTCGAGAATAGGCGTTCGGCACGTGCTTGTAGGGATGATTTGATAGAGTTCTGCAAGAAAATGCAGGCAGATTACAAGGTTGGTAAGCACCACAGACAACTTGCAGACCAGCTAATGGCTATCGCAGAGGGTAAAAAGGACCGGATTTGCGTCAATATCCCCCCTAGACACGGTAAAAGCCAGCTTGTTTCTATCTATTTTCCAGCGTGGTTTCTAGGTAAATACCCTGATAAAAAGGTGCTTATGGTGTCCCACACCACAGATTTGGCTGTGGATTTTGGTCGTAAAGTAAGGAATCTAATAGATGTACCGGCATACAAACAAATCTTCCCAACTGTTACTTTAGCCGCAGACAATAAAAGCGCAGGTAGATGGAACACAAACGTGGGAGGAGAATACTTCGCCTGCGGAGTAGGCTCTGCTCTGGCTGGTCGGGGAGCAGATTTACTATTGGTGGATGACCCACATAACGAACAAGACATCATCAACGGAAACTTTGACGTCTTCGAAAAAGCCTACGAGTGGTTCACCTACGGAGCGCGAACGCGTCTGATGCCGGGTGGTCGGGTAGCTATCGTGCAAACAAGGTGGCACCAAGATGACTTGTCAGGTCGGGTTATCCGAGACATGGTGCAGAACGAGGAGGCGGACCAGTACGACGTCATTGAGTTCCCAGCTATATTTAACGAGAACACCAAGGAAGAGCGGGCACTCTGGCCCGAGCAGTACACCTTGGAGATGCTGCGTAGAACTAAAGCATCTATGCCTGTGTTCCAGTGGAACGCCCAGTATCAGCAGAACCCCACGTCCGAGGAGGCGTCAGTTGTTAAGCGGGATTGGTGGAACGTGTGGAAAAAAGAGGAACCACCCTCGTGTGAATACATAATCATGAGTCTGGACGCTGCGGCGGAAACCCATACCCGTGCTGACTTCACAGCCATAACAACTTGGGGTGTGTTCTTAAACGAAGAGAAGGACCAGCAGAGGTATAACATCATCTTGCTCAACTCTATTAAGAGGCGTCTCGAGTTCCCTGAGTTAAAGGACTTGGCGTTCAAGGAGTGGGAGGAGTGGAACCCAGATGTGTTTATCGTGGAGAAGAAGTCCGCAGGCACGGCGCTCTATCAAGAACTGCGTCGCACAGGCATGTCCGTACAGGAGTACACCCCGCACAGGGGTTCTGGAGATAAACTAGCGCGTCTGAACTCCGTGGCAGATATAGTCCGCTCAGGACTGTGCTGGGTACCCGAGGCACGCTGGGCAGAAGAGGTGGTGGAGGAGATTGCAGGATTTCCATTTATGAGTCATGATGACTTGGTGGACTCCACAGTGATGGCGCTTATGCGCTTCAGACAAGGCGGATTCATTAGGCTCCCTTCAGATGAACCAGAAGACATCAAGTGGTTCAAGGGCAAGAAGAAAGCGTATTACTAGGGATCTATGGACGATTACCAACCATTGTTCAGCACAAAAAAAGGCACAGACGATATAGAGTCTTTGTTTAGAACGCAACGCCCCAATGAGCCAGATGGGGTTGGGTCTACTTATGCACATTTTTCTGACGCAACAACGGTTCGTAATCGTAGTGGCGCAGGACATAAAGACAAAACAACAGGCATACAGAGTCCATCTGGAAAAACAATTTACATGAATCCTAAAGACATCGATAGGGTTATTGGCATATTTCAAAACCCAGAGATAAGCACAAGTTTTGTTCCGGTCATGGAAAACGGAAAGCCTACTGGAAAAGTTGCGCTGCAATATGATGAAGACTATGGCCCAAAGAAAGCTGGCACAGTAATACATCAAGCACCATACGAAACAAAACCAAAAGTTGGACTAGCACCCGTAGAGATATGGGGCAGTAAAAGCCCAATAGGTTCTACTGGGAATATTCATTTTGGGAACAAGATTAGCGAAGTGCATCCACGACCAGCAAGACTATCAAAGGACTTGCCATTGGGGGGTAATAGCGGATACCGCCCCGGAGTAGATAGTTTGCAACATAGCCTAAACCCATTGAAATTGGCGAAAGGTGGAATGATAGTCAAGCCTTTAGCAGGTGGGCGCAAAACTATATGACTACACAAAAGTTTATGGGTAAGGGCCAGCTAATCGACCGACTTGCAGCGCAAGTGGGGGACAGGGCTAAGGCTGTATCTATACTCCAAGACCGTGGGCACTTAAAGGCCGATGGAAAAACATTTACCGTAGCAGGCGCACGACGCAACGCGATGACCGCAGAGCAACGTGCTAAAGACAGGGCTTCTAAGAAAACAGGTAAGCCCACAGATGCGTTTAACTACAACCCGAAAACTAACCGGACGTTCCTTAAAGGATAAGACATGGCAATAGATAAAGCACTCTACGCAGCCCCACAGGGTATAGATGAACTTGCGATGCAAGAGGAACCCATTGAGATCGAGATCGAAGACCCTGAGTCTGTAAAGATTGGCATGGGTGACTTGGAAATAATCCTTGAACCCGGCGATGACGAGGAGGACGATGAGTTCAACGACAACCTTGCAGAACTTATTCCAGATAGTCAGTTGGCAGAAATTGCTGGTGACTTGATTGGTGACTATGACGATGACGTTGGCTCACGCAAGGACTGGATACAGACTTACGTTGATGGTCTTGAGTTGCTGGGGTTGAAGATTGAGGAGCGCACGGAACCTTGGGAAGGCGCATGCGGTGTGTATCACCCGCTCTTAGCTGAGGCACTTGTTAAGTTCCAAGCCGAGACAATGATGTCTATATTCCCAGCAGCAGGTCCTGTTAAGACAATAATCGTTGGTAAAGAAACACCTGCTAAGAAAGCGTCTGCTGAGCGTGTCCAAGATGACATGAACTATCAGTTGACCGAAGAGATGCCTGAGTACCGCCCAGAGATGGAGCGTATGTTGTGGGGCTTGGGCCTTGCCGGTAATGCGTTTAAGAAGGTCTACTACGACCCCTCGTTGCAGCGTCAAGTGGCTATGTTCATTCCTGCTGAAGATATTGTCGTGCCATATGGCTCGAGCGATTTAGCCTCTTCGCCACGTGTAACTCACGTGATGCGTAAAACAGAGAATGAGCTTAGGATCTTACAAGTTAATGGGTTCTATAGAGACATTGACCTAGGGGATCCAAGCGGCTCACTAGATGAAGTTGAGAAGAAGATAGCGGAAAAGATGGGCTTTAGAGCCACAACAGATAGCCGCTATAAAGTTCTTGAGATGCACGTTGACCTTGACCTAGAAGGGTTTGAGGATAAGGATGAGGACGGTGAACCTACGGGTATTGCTCTACCTTACGTAGTGACTATAGAGAAAGGAACATCTAATGTTCTTGCAATCCGTAGAAACTGGGACCCAGAAGATGACACCCACAAGAAGCGACAGCACTTTGTCCATTATGGATATATCCCCGGTTTTGGCTTCTATTGTTTTGGTCTCATTCACCTTATTGGCGCCTACGCCAAATCAGGTACCTCAATCATCCGCCAACTTGTCGACGCGGGTACGTTGTCAAATCTTCCCGGTGGATTCAAAACACGCGGCTTGCGAGTCAAGGGTGACGATACGCCGATTGC